TCGGTTTATGTTTACAAGAACTGGAGTCGACAACCAGCAGTTACAGTTCCTCACACTAACAAAAATGCAACCAGTGCCAGTATAGATCTTGAAACCTTAAATTTCATCGATGGTGCTAACACAATCGATAATGATGGAAATGAATCAACCGATTGGGATGGTAATAAGGATTTTCAAACTGCGAGAACACCTTTCATACAATCTCAACTACTCGGTGGTGATAGGTTTAAATTATTTAGAATTTATTCAAGGTCACATGGTTCAAATGTAAATTCTGAACTGAAGATTGGAATCAGAGATATAAAATCAGCTGATGATATCGCAGGTTCTGATTATGGTACATTTTCCATAGTAGTAAAGGTAAATAATCCAGGTGGTATCGATGACGATACGATATTGGAACAATTTGATAATCTGACGTTTGATTCTGAATCACCTAATTATTTTGCCAAGAGGATAGGTGACCGTCATGTAACTATTGACGCTAACGGTAAACTAACTTTCTTTGGAACCTTGCCTAATCTAAGTAAACATATTAGGGTGGGCGATTATAACTCCAAAACAACCGGAGAAAATAATCTGGCGAGACATCCCAAGGAAGTCGTCCCTTTTGGTTTCGAGGCTCTATACAATACGGTGCCTGATACTTCTTCTGCGACAGGTTCAATACCAGCCGCTGTTTATGTAACAAACCAAACAAATGATAACAACGTCTATGATGGTAATATTTTCTATGGTTTCGACTTCACATCAAAATTCATTAGGGATGATAACGCTAACTATTTAGCTCCAATCCCTTTTCCAGCTCAATTTGGAAATAATGTGTCGATGAGTCTTGATTTACAAAGCGGTAGTGCTGAAGCTAATCCCAACGGAGAATCCACATTTGCTGATGAAACTGAAGGAATTACTTTGACCAATTCAACATTAGCTCAAAGAAAGTTTATGGTTCCATTGCAATGGGGATTTGATGGAAGAAATCCTGCCACACCTTTCAATGTTGGTACTCAGATTACATCAACCAACACACAAGGATTTGACCTTTCAAGTTCAACATCTAGTGGTAGTTTGGCTTACAAGAGGGCGATTAACGCAATCAGTAATCCTGATGAGTTTGATATAAATCTATTAGTAACACCAGGTGTTATACATAGATTACATTCGAATATCACAAATCATGCGATATCAAAGGTTGAATCTAGAGCCGATGCCCTTTACATAATGGATTCCGCAGCTTATAACGATTCCGTTGAGACTGTATTGGACACGGTTAAAAACCTTGATACCAACTATGTCGCGACCTATTACCCTTGGGTGATGATACCCAATCGAGATAGTTCGATACCAGTATGGGTTCCACCATCAGTTGTGTTACCTGGCGTGATTGCTTTTAATGACCAAGTTGCTCATGAGTGGTTCGCACCAGCAGGATTGAATCGTGGTGGGTTGACATCAGTATTGGAAGCTAAAACAAGGTTGACCCATAGTGAAAGGGATGACCTCTACGAAGGTAGGGTCAATCCAATCGCTTCTTTTCCTGGTCAAGGTGTGGTTGTTTTTGGTCAAAAGACCTTACAATCCAAACCATCGGCATTGGATAGGGTTAACGTTCGTAGATTATTGATTTCGTTAAGAAAGTTTATCGCGAGCTCCTCAAGGTTCTTGGTGTTCGAACAGAATACACAGGCTTTAAGGAATCGTTTTCTCAACATAGTAAATCCTTTCCTAGAACAGGTACAATCCAATAGTGGATTAAGTGCCTTTAGGGTCGTGATGGACGATACGAATAACACACCTGAGGTAGTTGATAGAAACCAATTGGTGGGTCAGATATTCATCCAACCAACAAGGACTGCTGAGTTTATCATATTAGACTTCGTGGTACAACCAACAGGTGCTACTTTTCCTGAATAAGTTGAAGTGACAACAATAAAAAAACCCCTCTAACGAGGGGTTTTTTGTTTTAATTAAAAATTTGTTTATTTGATATTTATTTATGAATAGAAATAAACGGACTTTTAGGGAGATTAGAATGGCTACATTAGACCCTTCAGAAATTATGTTTACACCGTTTGAACCGAAAACAAAGAATCGGTTCATCATGTACATTGAAGGAATACCAGCATACCTTGTGAAAGCTGCGAATAGACCAACAATACAATTCGAAGAAATTGTTTTAGACCACATCAATGTCAAAAGATATATAAAGGGTAAAGGTGCTTGGCAACCGGTTGATATAATGTTATACGATCCTGTTGTTCCAAGTGGAGCTCAAGCTGTGATGGAGTGGGTTCGTTTATCACATGAGTCAGTCACAGGTCGTGACGGTTACTCAGATTTCTATAAAAAAGACGTAACGTTCAATCTGTTAGGGCCTGTAGGTGATGTTGTTGAGGAATGGGTTTTGAAAGGTTCTTATATTGAACAGGCGAACTTCGGTGAGTTGGATTATGCAACCTCAGACCCAGCTGAGATTACACTAACGTTGAAGTACGATTACGCAATCTTACAATTCTAAGGAGTAAAAATGAGTTTTATAAAAGAAATGTTATCTAGTGATGCAAAGATATCATCTAAGAGGACAGTTGGTTTTGCAGCATTTTTTATGTTGATTTGTAGTTGGGGTGCCGATACCTTTACTGCTTTCGAAGTCAAGGACAAGATATTGGAATGTTTTATGTACATCTCGGTAGTTGGACTTGGTGTTACTGCGGCTGAAAAGTTCGGTAAAAAATAAAATAGTTTTACAATAAAATTAGTTATATATATTAATACAAACAAAGGAGTCATACATGGCGGAATATAAATTCCCTACCGAGGTGGTTGATTTACCATCCAAGGGTCATTTCTATGTCGAAGGTCATCCCCTATCCAGTGGTAAGGTAGAAGTTAAATACATGACCGCAAAAGAGGAGGATATACTAACCTCTCAAAATCTGATACAGCAGGGGACTGTCATTGATGTTTTGTTACAATCCCTAATCGTTGATAAAACAATAAATATTAACGAACTTTTATTGGGTGATAAAAATGCTATCATGGTGGCTGCTCGTATTTTGGGATATGGTAAGGAGTATCAATTTGAATACGATGGTGAGGAACAAAAAATTGACTTAACCGAAATAGAAGCTCAACCCATAGACTTCAGTAAGTTTCCAAGAGGTAAAAATGAATTTGCATTTGAACTACCAACCTCGAAAAGAAAGATAACTTTCAAATTACTATCAGGCAAGGACGAGAAAAATATTGAAGCTGAAATTAAGGCTTTGAAGAAGATTTCAAAGGAAAGAAGTTCTGAACTGACTACCAGATTAAAAGCGATGATTTTGTCCGTAGATGGTAATTCAGAAAAACCTCATATTAATAACTTCGTAGATAATGAATTTTTATCAAGAGACTCATTGGCTTTTAGACAACATTTGAAAACTTTAACACCAGATTTGGATATGACAACTATTATAACTAATTCTAGTGGAAAGGAGATAGAGGTGACAATTCCGGTCACCGTACGATTTTTTTGGCCTTCCTCCTGAGTATAAATTACGAATACATGAGGAAATATTTCAATTAATCCTACACTCCAAGGGTGGGTTTACATTTACAGATGTATATAATTTACCAATCTATCTGCGTACATTCTATTTGAAAAGACTCCAAAAGTTTTATAAAACAGAAGCTGAAGAGTTCAAGAAAGAGATGAATAAATATAAAAAGTGATATTTATTATTGAGTTATAATACTTAATTTTATTCGGAGATAAACGATGCCCAAGTATAAAAAAATTAACGAGATAATAGTAGAAAGCTTTATAGAAAAATTGTTTTCAAAAATAGGTCAAAAAAAGACTTCTAAAGCACTAGACGCTTTAGCTGAAAAAGATCCTCAACTTAAAAAAGACTTAAAAGTTCTCTCTCAAATCCGAGATAAAATGAACAAAAGATTGAACACAAAAGCAAAAAGAGACGCCGCTCTCGATAGGATAATGAAACAATACGGTTAAGGAATTCAGATGGCAAAACCTGGCAGACCAACAAAGGAAGAAGCAGAACTTGTAAAAGACATCACTGCAAGTCTACAACAAAGAGTCCAAGCTTTAAAAGAAGAAAATGAACTCCAAAGTGCGATAAAAGGTACAAAAAGCCAAATTTTACTTATGGGTGATGAAATTCTATCTCAAAGTGGTAAGAAGCTCAATGTTGATATTGATACTGCTAAATCTTTGATGAATGCTCTTGACCTTCAACAAGATATATCAGAACAAATAGAACAACAATTTTCTGGTCTAATTAATTTTGTAAATACTTTAGGTGCTATAAAAGATTTGATGAAGGTGGCACTAATGAATCCACTTATAGGCGTGACGGCCCTAATCGGCGGTGCGGTGTTGGCATTTATGAAATTCAAAGGTGATGTCGCCGATGCCAGAAAAGAGTTAGGTCTTAGTGTTGGTGCCTCTATTAAATTAGTCGCGGCAAATAAAGCGTTGGGACTCGCGGCAAAAGGATTTGGTTTAGAGTTACAAGATGTAGAAGAAGCTCAAAAGGCTATACTATCTGATTTAGGTGGAAGTGTAGATGAGGCAATAAAACTAAGTTTAAGTTTTGCTAGAACAGCAGCTGCAACTGGTCAGACCAGTGATGAGTTAGCTGGTACACTATCTTTAATGGAATCTATATCAGGTGCTAGTAGAGAAGTATTACTAAATCAGATTAGGTCTAACGCAGCAATGATTGAGGCTGCAGGTGTTGCTCCAGCATTGGTGATGAAAGATTTAGCACAGAACACCGAGTTCTTTGCTTCGTTTGCAAAAGACGGTGGACAGAATTTAATTGCTGCTGGAGCAGCAGCTAGAAAACTCGGATTAGATATGAGTGCGGTATCTAGTATAACAGAGTCGTTGTTAGATTTTGAAACATCTATTGAAAAATCAATGGAGGCCTCTGTGTTATTAGGTAGGCAGATTAACACCGATAGAGCTAGACAGTTGGCTATATCAGGTGACCAAGTCGGTATGATGGAAGAAATTTTAAGACAAGTAGGTGGAGAAGCTGAATTTAATAGATTAAATGTTATACAGAGAAGGGCTTTAGCCGAGAGCGTTGGTGTCAATGTAGAACAACTATCAAGGTTGGTACGGAATAATCAGGCCTCAGCATCGGGTGAGATAGCTGCCGCGGGCGGTGAAAGTAATATGGAAAAGTTGACTTCAGTTTCAAATGAAATTTTAGGTGACATTCGTAGCAATGGTAAAAAATTAATCAATACATTAGGATAAAATAATGCCAATCGTAACTGATAATAATGAAGATAATTTAGACAAGAGAACTTCTAATCTCGGACCGGGTGGCAGTGGTGGTAGTAATCACCCAACCGGCCCTAATAATACGCCATCATCTGGTCATATCCCATCCACAGGTGGGGTGACTCCTCCGAGCACGGCGGCTCAGATTGAGGCCGCACAAAACGCAGGTATAACGGGAACACCACAGAGAAGAGGAGCACCTGGTGAATCAGAGATACCTCCTAATGTTCCTCCACCACCGTCGAGACCACCAATCGTTGATGTGAGAACACCACCACTTAGACCATTCGATGTATTTGGTGAGATAGGCAAGTCCGAAATAAGGCCTAGACCAGAGATAGGAGTGAATTTTTTTCTGGATATCGATAGTGATGGTTTTTCATTGAACAAAAGTAGACTTAACACAGATTTTAAATTGAACGACTTCGGAGCACCGAAAAGGGAACTTATCAACATACTTGATAAAAAAGGGGACTTTTCACAGGTATATTCTTCAACAGATAAAGCTGGTGAAGTTTTTAGAAACGAATCTTTGATAGAACAAAAAGACTTTCCAACGACCTTATTCTTAGATAGAAAAGGTGACTTTGTTCCAAAATTCAATGAGAGAATAACAGCACCGAACACATTTTTCGCACCATCAAGGTTGATTGAATTATCAGAGACAAGGATATTCGATGGTAATAAGACACTTGACGATTATTACGAAAGGGTTGATAACACTAGAGACCGTCTGAGTATAAGAAGAACAAGAGGTGGTGGTGATGGTGATGTCCCAAGAGTCATTAGAAAAATAGGAGAGCGATGGGGTGAGGACACTTTCAACATACCTTTTAATGTTTCTGATAAATTACAGCAGATAGTTGATGGAACTAATGAGATTGCCGAGGAGTTGCTCGGAAGGAATCCCGCCGTCTACATAGACAAGTTTCAATCCGAGGTAACACGATTATCACCGTTGTTGACATCATTTTACACCTTGAAACAATCGGCTCTTCAAAAGAGGGCACCGTTTAAGTACCCAACATCAGTAAAATATGCTTTCAACAATAGTAGTGGTTTGAAAAATATAACAATCGAATCCGAACTCACATCATTGTATCAGGAAGCTTCAACTTTGATTGACCCTAGGGGGTACAATCCGTTATCTATATTCAGTGCACCGGGTGTCTTCCATATCAATAGACACTCCACGATACTTGACCCCATCACATTAATTAGAAAGGCACCTATCGGAGCGTTGGCGTTAGCTGGTATCGCAGGGCATGTCAGTGCCGGAGCAATCGCCGCAGCGGCTAAACAATCACCCAAAGTAGTAAAAAATGTTATTGAGATTGGTAAGGCTGGATTGGGTGTAATCGGTGGTGCGATTGCAGGTATGAATCTCGATAAGTCACCTTTATTTCAGAGTGATTCTAAATTCGGTAAGTTCCTTGGTTCGTTGGGCAATAGTGCGAAGAATATTGCCTCGTCGATTCAAAAGGTTGATTTTACAAAATTTTCGACCAAGGGTCTAATCAACGGTCAGTTCGCAAAGTTCGGTGCAATAGACGCACCGTTATTGGAGGCAGGAGCGAAACTCGTAGGTGGAGCATTAGAGACCGGTGTCAAAATCGCTCAGGCAGGTGCGGAGTTCGCACGAGATACCGCTGGTGAAATAATCAACGCAACGGGTAAGGCCGGTAAAGCCGCGTTATCCAAGGTTGATTTAAGGGCATTCGCCAACGTTGGTGTTGATTACGTCAATCTGATAAAGTATGGTATGACTGAATACGAGGGCAAGAGTTACGATAGACTCGACCTCATTCCGTTCAAATTTCATGACATCAGACACGACGCCCCAATAGTATTTCGAGCCATACTGAGTGGTATAACAGATACATTTACACCGGAATACTCAACCGAGAGGTATGTGGGTAGACCAGATAATGTTTACGTCTATCAAGGAACCGATAGGGAGATTAGTTTTACTTTCGATACCTATCCGAAGTCAGATGTGGAACTTATCACGTTATGGCAAAAAATAAATTACCTCGCCGGTTTGACCTATCCCCATGTATCGGCACCTGGTTCTGATGGTGGTAGAGGAATGATATCACCATATACGAGACTA